GAAAAACTACCCAAGGTATGGAAGATGCTATTGTTGACTTTGCTAAAACTGGTAAATTTGAATGGAAAAGTTTTGTATCTAGCATAGTTGAAGAACTTTTAAGAGCACAAGTTCGCGAATTAATAGCAAACACATTTAGTGGAATAGGTTTAGGCACAGCATCCGCAAAGTCTGGGGGCAAATCAGGACTGTTAGGTCTAGGTGGTATGTTTGGTTTCTTAGCCAATGGTGGTCCAGCGATTGCCAATCGTCCTTACATTGTTGGAGAGCGTGGACCTGAGGTCTTTGTTCCAAACTCAACTGGCACAGTAGTTCCAAATGATAAAATAGGTGGCACAACACAGATTACATATAATATTAATGCTGTAGATGCTCTAAGTTTTAAACAAATGATAGCCAGAGACCCAAGTTTCATTTATGCAGTATCACAGCAGGGTGCTAAAGCCATCCCAGGTAGAAGGTAAAAATTATGACAACAACAGCATTTCAGACTATAATTGACAAAGCACAATCTATTAGTATCAATAAGAGAGGCATAGTTAGTCAAACAATTAGTAGAGANCAAACAGTGCGTTCAACNAGNCGTGGTGGACAAGTTTGGAGATTTGATGTNAAAGTGCCAGATGGAATAGCCTGGACAGACTTAAGAGGNTCAATTGAAGCATTAGAAAATGCAGATAGACACACTAATGGTAATATTAGTCTNAATACTACAGGTACATTAGATTGGTTTATGAAATATCAAGGTGACAGTGTGTCAACAACAGGTTTTGTTGGTGATGTCACACAAGGTAATGTTAGTCTAACATTAACATCAAGTCCAACAACATCATCAGGTTATAAATTCCGTGCTGGAGACTTAATACAATTAGGCACAGGCGGCAAAGTTTATACTGTGGTTAATGATGTTGCTTTTGATTCAAATGATGTAACACTTAATCGCCCAGTTTTAGATTCAACAGGCAGTAAAACTTTAATTGTAGGACCCAATGTGGTGTTTAAAGTTATTTGCACACAATTTCCCAATTGGACAATATTTTCTCGCAACCAAGTTGCTTGGGATGGTACATTTGTATTTTATGAAGACTTATTATGAGCATAGATCTTTCGTCATACGCATCAATACAAACCAATTTATTTGTTAGATTAGATGTACCTAACTATCAAGTATTAAGGTTCAGTGATTTAACTTATCCTTACACTGTTAACAGTGAAAGTTATGATGCCTTAGGCCAATTATTAGAAGTTACTGATACTACCAGTGAATTAAGAGCCAGTAATCAGGAAATATCCATTAGCATATCAGGCATACCTGATGCCAATGTAACAGATATCATTGACAAAACACATCCTCTCAAAGGCAGTGAAATAATTATCTATAGAGGATTTTTTGATCCCACTAATGGCGACTTATTAGCAATAAGTGGCAACCCAGCACAAAAGTTTCAGGGCATTGTCAGTAACTTTGAAATATCTGATGATTTAGATATGGGTTCACAAACAGGTACAGTAACATTGACATTAATTTGTACCAGTATTGTACAGATATTAAGTAATAAAGTAACAGGAAGAAGAACAAATCCAACGGATCAGAAACAATTTTTTCCAACAGATGTAAGCATGGATAATGTCCTAGCATTAGAAAACAGTAACTTTAATTTTGGAGCCGCCTAATGAGTTTTTTAAGTGGAATAACTAATATCTTCAGTGGTGGAGGTATGGGTGGCAGTATCTTAAAATCAGTTGCTCTAGGTTATGTTCTAAACAAATTAAATGCTAATGCCAATAAACAAAATGAAATTGGCACCATATCAAACGCACCCAACGCACCAGGTATTGACAATGGTGTAAGAATACAGGTTAAGCCAGGTGCTAATGAAAAGATTCCAGTATTGTATGGCTCAGCGTATTTTGGTGGCATTATATCAGAAGCCAAAATGAGCAACAGCAATCAGAGAATGACTTATGTTGTTACTCTAGCAGAACAAACTGGCGATTTATATTCAAACAGCGCCGCAACAAGTTACTCATTTAATTCACTTCGTTGGAACGACCAACAAGTTTATTTTAAATCTGATGGTGTTACCATTGATTACACAATAGACAGACAAGGCAACAAAGATGAAAGTCTCAATGATTTAGTTAAAGTTTATTTCTATGCTGGTGACAGCACAAGTTCAAGTCAGATATTTCCAGATGGCTATTCAGGAACAGCAGTAAATGCCTATGACCAAGTACCAACTTGGAACAGCGCCTATGCTATGAATGATTTAGTCTTTGCTGTTGTTGAAGTTAACTATTCAGCAGAGCGTAATATCAAAGGTATTGGTGATGTAAAATTCCAAATTACCAGTTCAATGAACAAACCAGGCGATGTCATATATGATTATCTTACTGACAACATCTATGGTGCTAATATTGCTGTTAGTGAAATTGACACAGCATCATTAACTTCATTAAACACATTTTCATCAAACAGCGTTGCCTATACTGATGAAGGTAGCAGTCAGACATTAACTAATAGATATCAGATTAATGGGTTGGTTAACACTGATAAGGCTGTAATGCAAAATGTTGAAGATATTACAAACACAGCAGGCAGTTGGTTAAGTTATAGTGTATTAACAGGCAAATGGGGTGTCATTATTAATCGTGAAGGCACCAGTGTTGCTAGTTTTGATGACAGCAACATATTAGGTACAGTGAGTATTGGTGGTACTGGACTTCAGGACTTTTATAACAGCGTTAAAGTTGAATTCCCCAATAGAGACCTTAAGGATGGTAGAGACTATACCACAATATCTATTCCAGAAGCAGATAGAAACGATAATGAACAGGACAACACACTTAATTTAACATATAACTTAACAAATGAACCTGTCCAAGCACAGATGTTAGGCTTTATTGAATTAAAACAAAGTCGTATTGACCTAGTGGTTACATTCTCAACAGATTACAGTACAATTAATCTAAATGCTGGTGATATCATTGATATCACTAATTCAAAATTAGGATTTACAAATAAATTATTCCGTGTTATTACAATTTCAGAACAAGAAGGTGAAGAAGGTTTAAGAACTGAAATTACAGCATTAGAATATGATGACACAGTATATGATGAAGACTTTACAAGATATACTAGAACATTTAACAACGAATTAGTTACAGTTGGTAATATTAGTATACCAGGTACCCCTACAATTACCAAATATGAAAATGATGCTAGACCTAGACTTGAAGTTTCAACCACAACACCTTCAAGTGGTATCATTGAAGGTATGGAATATTGGTTGTCAAATGATGTTGGCTCAGGTGAAGCACAGCGTTCATATCGTCTAATTGCTACTAAAGTAGCACCTAACGGTAATGCTCAGGTAAGAGGTACTTTTGCCAATGGTGAAACAATTACATTAGATTATGATACTATTGGTACAAGTAATCTAGTGGTAAAAACTAGAGCATATAACTCAACCACAGTGGGTCCATTTAGTGCTAACAGTGCTATTACATCATTTACTTCAACACAAACTACTAATGCAATCAATCCAGACACAGAAATACAGGATGAGTTAGGTGGATTAGCCACAGTATATGGTATTGTTACACTATTAAACAATTTAGATGACTTAATTGATATTTTTAATGGCGAAAAGAGTATTTTTGATACGGTTAAGGACATATTATTCCCTGATAATGCTGGAGAAGACAATGCCTATAATATCTTAGGTAATAGTTCAACATTTAGTAATACAGTACAGAGTCAAATTGATACAAGTATTAATTCATTAGCAACTGATCCTGATTTTATTGCTAATGTTGGCTCAGCAACTACAGATGTTGGTAATTATTCAATTGACGCATTACTTGATGTTGATACAGGTAATCTTAATCCTATCCTTAATGATGTTTTGGCTTGGGATGGAAATGTTTGGCGCCCAGCACAAACCTGTTGTTCAAGTTTAACCTATAGAGATCCAGCACCAGGTGATCCAGGTTACACTCCGCCACCAGCAGTTCAAGCATATCTAACTAGAAGTATTACATTACCAAATGATGTTTCAGATACATTTGGAGATGAAGTAACATCGCCAGATGTTGATGATCCTGCTTATGTACCATCTGATGTATATGATGGACAATTGGCTCCACAGACAGGTAGTTACTATGTTTATTTTACATATCCTGAAATAGGTGATATTTACGGAAACACTGGCGTTTACTCTAATTTAACCATTGGTAGTGGTGATGCTAAATTATATAAATCAGATGGTACATTAGTTGAAACAGTTTCAGCAGGTAGTATGACAATTAATGGTAGAAGATTAGAAATACCATTTAGTAATAGAGATTACAAAACCAATTATTATGTTTTAATGGATGAAGGTATTGTTGAATATTGTAATGCTATATCGCCAGCAATCACATTACCTACAGTTTGGAATTTTAATACACCATACTATGATGTAGATGCTTATACAGCACCATATGGTAATATATCTGTACTGGCACCACCTAGTTTACCAACTTATGCAAATTTAACTGTTACAAGTATAAGTTATCCAACCGCAAATGCCTGCCCAAATAGTAATTTAATTGTTGGGTTCAGTGAAAATGTTACAACTGGTAGTGGAGTTATCAGTATATACGAAGATGATGTAAATGGCAATTTGGTAGTTAATATTGCGGCCAGTTCAGGAACAGTAGTATCAAATAGTTCAATTGATTTTGGTTCAGTTTCACAATTACAATATGATCAGACATATTACATTAATGTTGGTAATGATGTAGCATTAACGATTCGTGATGATGTAGATTTAACTGTGTGTAATGTTACCGCAACCTCTACACCTACACAGGTATATTCAATTGCTGAAGATAAAACATTTACTACAGATATTGCTTTAGAATTTATAGACTACACATTGGTAAGTCAGGATTTAACAGGTAATGTAATAACTGATCCAACATTAGACTCAGTTAGTATTGAATCTAATCTAAATTTAGAATTTAATAAACTAGCATTTTTTGCTAGTGCTGATCCATTAAATGTATCCATATATGAATCAGATGGCACACTACATCAGACAATAAATTTAAAATCAAATTTTGACACTGATGGTACCAGTGAATTAGTTAAATTTTATAATGGTAATACAGCAATTAATTATAGTCAGGCATCATCAAGTGGATTTACTAATTTTACAATTAATCCAACAAGAGACTTTGAGCCTGAAAGTGATTATTATTGTTTAATAGATGCTAACATATTATTAGATAATTGTAATACACCATTTCCAGGTATTAGTAATACCAGCGTTATTACTTGGACAACTTTAGGCTTTCCATTAACTTCATCATCACCAACTTCAGGCTCAAGCAATATTACAGTTAATGATAATCCTATTAATTTAACTTTTGGAATACCAATTGAATCAGGTAATGGTAGGTTGTATATATACAATAGTTCTAATGTAGCAGTAGCAAATATAAGTTCAACTGATAGCAGTATAACATATAGTTAAAGAGGAATAATATGGCATCAAATGTTTCAATTGATACAGAGGCACTAGGAATAAGTTGGCAATTAGGCGAAACTTATCGTGTAGCCTATGATGAAGGTTTTGTTCGCCAATCTACTGGATTAAAATTACCTATTGATGGTAAGGAATCTGTAACTTCTTTTTCTACTCCAAATAATCCACCACAGTTTAGCACAACCGTACCTGGAAATAACACAGTAGCCAGTACTGGCATCCAAAATGTAAATTTTACTATGGATCGCAACCTATTAACAATATTAGGTGGTGATATTCGTTTATACCAAGACAGCGGCAATCTATTGGTTAACACTCATGTTATTTCAAATGCCACAGCATCAGGTAATACATTTACATTTAATGTCATTGGTGATTTAGAAGCCAATTTAACTTATCGTGTTGAAATGGATGCTAATGTCTATGTTGATAGAGATGGATTTAAAAATAACGCAGTAGTTAGTAGTGATTATATTTTTACAAGTCCAACGGCTCCAATATTAGAAGATTTAGATCCTGACATTGGCGGTCGTGCTGATAAAGGATTTACCAATGTTAATTTAAATTTTGACAGATTAATTTATGCTAATGAAGGTAATGTATATCTATATAAAGCAAATACAGATAGTCTAATTACAACTTATCCAATTTCTTCTTCAATTATATCAGGTGATTACATTAGTTTAGACATTGTAGGCAATATTGATGCTGACAGCAAATATTATATTACCAGTGATGCTAATGTAGTTATAGATGCTACTGAAATCAAATATCCAGGTATAACAAGTGCTAATGTAGTTTATTTTCAGAGTCCAATACTACCACAAATTGTTAGTACCACACCCTCAGGCACAGCAGATAAAGAAATAACCACAGCAACAATTACTTTAGATAGAACTGTAACAGCCAATGAAGGGAACATTTACTTAGTTAAAGCAAATACTGACACCACTGTATTAACATATCCAATTACATCTAATGCAACTATTAGTGGCGCTAATGTCAGTGTTAGTCTTCAGGATAGTTTAGACAGAGATGAAGATTACTATATCAGTGCTGATAGTGGTGTAGTCATTGATGCTACAGAATTAGAGTTTGCAGGCATAACAGCCAATGTTTTTGCTTTTACAGCACCCAATGCTCCACAATTAGTTACATGGGATCCAAATACAGTAGGTAATATTGGATTTAGTAATGTATCTGTTACTTTTGATAGAGGAATTTATTCCTCATCAGGTAATGTATATCTTAAAGAAGCCAACACAGGAGTAATAGCCGCTACATATGATGTTACCAGTGATTTAGATTTTAATGGCAATGTTTTTGTTGCTAATGTATATGGTTATATGAATCATGACACTGATTATTATGTTAGTGCCGACAATGATGCTATTAAAGATATTAGTGGATGCAAAACTGAAGAAATTTTAGCCAATGTAATTACTTTTACTAGTCCAACAGAGATACAGGTAACAAGCACTAATCCAGCCAATGGTGCGGCCAATGTTATAAACACGGTTAGTACTAGTATTAGTTTTGATAGAGACATATACACTACTAATAGTGGTAATATTGATATAAAATATGCGGCAAATAGTGCCATAGCAAAATCATATCCATTAACAAGTGATTTAATTAGTGGCAATGTAATTACACTTGACATACAAGGTTGGTTATTTGCTAATACATCATACACAGTATCATCAGAAATAGGTATTATGAAAGATGACAGTGGTATAACTTGGCCTACAGCCAATTTAGATTTTATGACATTTACCACATCAGATCTTTACTTACCTGATTGGCCTACTACATTATCTAACATAACAAATACTGGTAACACAACTACACAAAGTTGGCTTACATTAAATGAAACATATGGTAGTGCGTCTGATTACACACTTATTGGTCAGGTTCACAATGCAGTATCAAATATATCATCAACAGACTACGGAGGTACATTCTCTTGGACTGTAGATAATATTCCGTTAACTGAAATATATACAGGTAATATTGCTCCTGCTAAGCCATATATTGGCGGTACTCCACTAGTAAATCAACATGGTTCAGGTGGCAGTGGCCAAGAAGTTGGTACAGTTGGAAATGTTTTGACATCTGTTAGTCCTACTGGTGGTGATGGATTTTTAAGTAATATCACTGGAACACCAACATATTACGGTGGTGGCGGTGCTGGTGGCGTTAATGAATATTA